CAGAGGAAAAACTAAGGGCATACGGCGTTCGGCGTCTCGAAGAACTGAGGAAAAAACACGGCTTTATGAAGCAAAAATAAGGAGCTACTAATATGAAAATTCGAAAATTCGGCGACCGCTCCGCGGTGAAACAACACATCGGTGAAGACGAAAGTCGAACTCAACAGCACATGCTGGCTGAAACCGATGTGAACAACATCATGGCGAAATATCAAAAAACGGGTATCCTTACCCACGTCGCGCGCTATGCGGGCGAATATGGCGACTTCTCCGGCGTCCCCGACTACAAAACCGGCCTCGAAATGGTAATGGCCGCTGACGAGATGTTCTCGTCTCTTCCTTCCTCAATCCGGGAGCGATTTGGCAACGATCCCGCGAAGTTTATCAACTTCGCAACCAATCCGGATAATATTGAGGAACTCCGCAAGCTTGGGCTTGCTCCTCCTGAGGCGGAGCCACCGAAACCGCAACTAGTGCAGGTGGTGGAGCCTCAGGAAACGCCGTCGCCGGCCAAGCCGGCGAAAGGCGATCAAAAACCCGCCAAGGGAGACCAGTGATCCCCCTTGTTCTTAACTGGTCTGACTGACACCCTGTCAGTCTTAAAAACTGAAAAAAGGAGCGAATGAAATGAAGCGATTTAAAATGAACAAAGGCAAATCCAAACGCCTGTTCTCAAAGACTGCATCGCAGTCTCATAAGCGCAATCGGACGAATCCGATGCGTGGTGGCATACGTCTCTGACCTATGGCATGCTACCACCCGATCGACGGTTATCGGGCTCCCGGAGGTCAAGTTGTCTTTGCTAAGAAGCACGGATGGTCTGACCTTCGGATCTCAATTCCATGTGGACAATGTATCGGCTGCCGACTCGAATATTCCCGCCAATGGGCGATGCGGATCATGCACGAATCTTCGCTTTATGCGGAGAATTCGTTCGTAACATTCACGTACCGCGATGCCGATCTTCCAGAGCACGACAGTCTATGTACCCGCCACTGGCAATTGTTTATGAAACGGCTAAAGAAAAGGCTCAAAGGCCGATCAATCCGTTTTTATCAATGCGGGGAGTACGGTGACACTACCCACCGTCCTCATTATCACGCTATCCTCTTCAACTACGATCCACCCGATAAGGTCTTCTTGAAGAATTCTGAAAGTGGACACCCGATCTACACATCAGCGTTCCTTGACGATGTGTGGTCTCATGGTGACTGCTATATTGGCGATGTCACCTTCGAATCTGCGGCCTACTGTGGCCGTTACGTAATGAAAAAGTTGACTGGCCGGCGCAAATCAGAGTACGGCTCTCGTCAACCAGAAACTGCAACTCAATCTAGGAACCCCGGTATAGGAGCCCCTTGGCTCGCAAAATGGAAAACGGACGTCTTTCCTCTCGATTACTGCGTTATTAACGGCAAGAAAGTCCGGGTCCCTAAGTTTTACGACAAACTTGTTGCAGACATTGAACAACCCCTCGGCTTCTGGTCCGAGGATTATACTGGATACCCGATTTGGGTTCCTCACGTGCTTCGCACTGACACCGAGCATCGTCGGGGCAAAAGAAAAAGAAGTGCACTAAAGCACTCGTCTGAAAACCTTCCCGACAGATTGGCTGTTAGGGAAGAAATCCAACGCCTCCGTCTAGAGAGGCTTACTAGGAGCTAAAATGCAAAGTAATCAGATTTTCTCCGTCTATGACCGCCAGGCGCAATACTACCTGCCGGTCTTCTCGTCTCGCACTGCGGACGCTCTTCGCCAGTTCGGCGAAATTGTTACTCAGTCGGATACGCCTATTGCAAAGTATCCCGCTGATTACGATCTCTGCCTACTTGGTGAGATCGATCTTGATACTGGCGTTATTATCGCCAAACACCCTGAGCCTCTTATGAACGGGCTGGTGGCCCTTCAACTCGCTCAGTCTGAGCGGGCTCGCTACGCTAAGGTGCTCTCAACTCCTCAAATGGACATTGAGGAAATCCTTGCCGAAAACCCCTAGTTTTTCGGCCAACTAGCCGGGGCTTTGACCCCGGCATTTTTTCGCGCACATGGAGAAAAAAATGCGCTCAGTTATGTCCCAACATTCCTTCGCGGAAGTTCCAAATGCTGATATTCCGCGCTCTACCTTCGTTCGTGACCATGGTCACAAAACGACCTTTGACAGTGGATACCTCATTCCTGTCTTTCTTGATGAAGCTCTTCCGGGCGACACGATGAACCTTTCGATGTCGGCCTTCGCGCGTCTTTCTACGCCGCTTCATCCCTTCATGGATAACATGTTCGTCGATTCCTTCTTCTTCTCCGTCCCCATGCGTCTCGTCTGGGACAACTGGCAGAAGTTCAACGGCGAACAAATTGACCCGGGCGATAGCACGGACTTCCTCATCCCTCAGATGGTCTCTCCCGGCGGTGGCTACGCCAACGGTACGCTTCACGACTATTTCGGGATTCCGACTCAGGTCGCCGGCTTAAGCCACTCCGCTCTGTGGCACCGTGGCTATTACCTGATCTGGAACGAATGGTTCCGTGATCAGAACTTGCAGGACAGCTTGGTCGTGCCCAAGGGCGACGGCCCTGACACGCCCGGCAACTTCGTCCTGCAGAAACGTGGCAAGCGCCACGATTATTTCACCTCGGCCCTCCCTTGGCCCCAGAAAGGCCCTTCTGTCGAGCTTCCACTTGGAACGCGAGCTCCGGTCCTTGGCATTGGCCCTACATCTGGTCAGGGAGCAACTGCGACCGCTTCGTCTATCCGCCAGTCTGACGGCACTACTGTCGCTCCCGGCTACGTTTTCGAGGGTCATACCTCGAACAAAGTATGGGTAGCTGCAACCGGATCGGGTGCGTCTAACCCTAACATCTATGCCGATCTTTCGGAGGCTACGGCCGCTACAATCAATCAGCTTCGCGAGGCTTTCCAGATTCAGCGCCTCTACGAGCGTGATGCCCGAGGAGGCTCTCGCTATGTTGAAATCCTTAAGGCTCATTTCGGCGTTACGTCGCCGGATGCTCGCCTTCAACGTCCCGAATACCTTGGTGGCGGCTCATCGCCCGTCAACGTCAATCCGATCGCTCAGACGTCGTCCACGGATGGTACGTCGCCTCAGGGCAACCTTGCGGCTATCGGCACGGTCGGCGCTCATGGTCATGGCTTTATCAAGTCTTTCACTGAGCATTGCCTTGTATTCGGATTCGTGTCTGCTCGTGCGGATCTTACTTACCAGCAAGGTCTCAACCGCATGTTCTCACGTCGAACCCGATGGGACTTCTACTGGCCTGCTCTGGCCCACCTCGGTGAACAGGCCATATTGAACAAGGAAATTTATGCTCAAGGATCTGCTAACCCGACTGCCGATGCGGCTGCCTTTGGCTATCAGGAGCGCTACGCCGAGTACCGCTACAAGCCGTCTATCATCACTGGTCAGTTCCGGTCTAATTTTGCCCAGTCTCTCGACACGTGGCATCTCTCTCAGGAGTTCGGTGGTCTCCCTGTACTTAATTCCACCTTTATCGAAGAAAACCCGCCTGTAGAGCGCGTGGTGGCTGTTCCGAGCTATCCGGAATTCCTCTTCGATTCCTACTTCCGCTTGAAGCACACCCGACCCATGCCGGTTTATTCTGTGCCTGGCTTGATCGATCACTTCTGATGGCTCTTCCTTGGGGCGCCATCGCATCGGTCGGGTCCACCCTGCTGGGTGGTCTCTTCGGCTCTTCTGGAGCCAAAAAGCAAAACGAGGCTCAGCTTGCTTCTGCTCGTGAGCAGATGGACTTCCAAGAGCGGATGTCTAACACCGCTCACACTCGCGAGGTCGTTGACCTCAAGCGTGCTGGCCTCAACCCTATCTTGTCGGCAAAAACTGGCGGCGCGTCTTCTCCGGGAGGCGCTCAGCCTAATATCGTCAACGAGCTTGCTCCGTTGGAAAACTCCGCGCGCTCTCTTTCCGACAAAGCATTCAGCTACCGTGTTCAGGACGCTCAAGTCGACAATATGCGGCTTCAAAACGACCTTCTCAAAAAACAGATTGAGCAGGTCGGAATCTCTAATGCCCGGCAGGGCTTAATGACCCCCGCATGGGAAACCGGGGGTCGTATCGTTGACCAAATTGCCGCGAAACTCGACGGCTTTCTCAATGGCAACGACATCGTCCAGGACGTCATGGATGCCGGCGGCGCAGCTGCTGGCGGCATCCTCAATCTACCATCATCCGCGAAGGCCGCTTCCGAGGCCTTTCAATCCGGTCGCTTCGAAATACCAATCGGAACAAAGGGTTCCGGTGCTCGTGATTTTGCTAACGGCCGTAAAACCTTCCTACAGTCCTTCAAAGAGGCCAACGACGGGTCCCGTAATTTGACAGAGGAAAAACTAAGGGCATACGGCGTTCGGCGTCTCGAAGAACTGAGGAAAAAACACGGCTTTATGAAGCAAAAATAAGGAGCTACTAATATGAAAATTCGAAAATTCGGCGACCGCTC